ATCAGTCCCAACTGTTGCAGTAGTTGTAGTTGTTAATGCACCTGTAACTGCTAATGTACTTCCATCAAAAGTTAAGTTTGCTTCTCCGTTAATTCCACCAGCACCATCAGCAGTTGTTACTCGATTATTACCATCATTTGCTAAGGACGCTCCACTAGCACCTATATCACTAGCAACTTCAGAACCAGTTCTAAAATCTACATTCCCACTACCATCTAAAACTAAAAATTTATCTGTATCTGTTCCAGCATTTACAACACTACCTAAATTTAAAGTTGTAGTAATTGAACCAGTACCATCTACTCCAAATTTAACAGCATCAGAATTGTTTCTAATTTCAAAATCTGTATTAGCATCATCACTACCTAAACGCATAACTATTTTTTTATCTGCATCTGTATTATCTATTATAAAATCTCCACCAGCAGTTCCTACCTCTATAGTAGTTCCTCCCGAAGCGGCAGTTATACTAGACATCTCAGTGTACGCATTGCTATTACCATACCCCAAAGATAAACTGTTTGTTTCTTGTGAAGTTGTAAAGTATTGAATCGCAACATCAGATGTAGCGGTAGTATCATGTTGTAATTTAATTAAGGCAATTGGCGCAAACCCTACTCCAATATCAGGAACAACTGCATCAGCAGTTCCCTCTAATACACTACATGTCCCACTACTGTTATATCGAACCCAATGATAAAATGCACCAGAACTAGGTTGAGTTATATTAGTTGCTGAAAGCGTTGCAATAGTTACTAATTTTCCATTAAAAAAGCCCTTACCAGCAGTATGAACCGCCACTTTAAACTGTCCCGTTACTAAAGTTATTCTAATATCTACTCCATGATTACTAGCATCTCTTATTACATAGTTTCCTTGCATTGACCTATGTAATGCCTTGAATAAACCTGAATGTGGAGAATCTGTTTTATCTAATAAATGAGTAGAACTAGTTTGTGTTGCGGCAAATTGAGTTATACCTATTCCCGAATTACTTATATCTGTTGTCATTATTCAACCTCCATCGTATATATTACTTCGATAGTGTCACTAGTTGAAAAGTTTCCTATTGCATCAAAATTAATTCTAGCAAACATTATATTTTCTTTTTCGGTAGCACCAGTCATATCAAAATTAGCAGTTTCTATATCTCCCATTTCAGTATCGGTGGCAATATCCGCAAAAAATCCTACCTCCCTAACAGTATATCCTTGTAATGAAGTTCCAGAGAAACTAGATTTTATTTCTAAAACTTTATCATCTGAAGATATAGCACTATTATCTGCTGTCGTAGATAAAGGAACATCTAAATCAATTCCGTTTGCATCAGTTCCTCCACCACCCATTCCTAATTTTGTAGTACCTGCTCCTAAAAATTCTCTTAGGAATAAAGCCACTTTCTTTTTTGTTGTATTCGTTATCATATTAAATCATCGTCCGTTATTATTGTAGTTGTCGTTTCTAAAGGTTGCATAGTTGTACCAAAATCTAATTTTCTTTCTGTTAATGTTTGGAATCCTAATGTGAATGCGCTAGTATCCGCTAAACTAATCTTCTTAATTACTAGCCTTAATTCTTTCAGTTTAATAGTATCAAAAAAGTCTAAAGGTGCGGTTGTTGAGTTGAACTGAGAACCCCTAATAGAAGATGAATTTGCCTTATTTAAGATAGATAATTCTGCAAATCTATTGGCTAAATCTTTACGGTATGTTCCCACTTCTAATTCTACAAGTCCCATTAGTTCTCGTCTAATTTCATAAATTTTATATTGTCCTTTATCAATTCCCTCTGCTGGAAAATCCAAAGTAATAATATCTCCAGCCCTAATTAATTCGATTCCATTTTTAGCCATCCTAACAGTAAATCTATCATCTCCCTTTGAGTGGGCAGATAGTAAAGTTTTGGCTCTTGAATCTACATCATCTTGTGAAATAAGTTCCATATTTACATCTTCAAGAGTTTTCTTACCAAATTTGTCTATACTCTTACGATTTCTTTTAATTGCCTTAACACCATTTCCATAGACAATTATTTCATTATAAAGGTCAAAAGTTGATTTATTTCTAGTTACGCTTATAATTTTTAAATCCGTATTGTCGTAAGATAAAACAATTGGTCTATAGTCTCTATCATTAGTCTGTTTAATTAAAGATGTACCTATTTCATCTAATCTTATTTCTTTTTCTTTATATTTAGCGGCAAAATTAGCCGCATTAAATATATCAACCCCTTGATAGTTAGGAGCAATATAATATGGGT